TTTGGATATTCAGGATGCTGTTTGAGTCTCATCAACTATCCTTCCAAATCCATCTACAAGTTTTCCTATCTTGGACTTGTCTCCAGATGCCACAATCTTTCTGAATCCAATCCAACTGCCATCAGGCAAGTCATCATACAGCCAATCCCCGTGGTTAAGCTTATGGTGTATGTTGGATATCATTGACTTAGCATCCAAGTATTCTCGGTATACACCCATCTTGTTCTCTTCATTGCGAGAACGATAGCGACGAAATGCAGAGTTCTTAATCTCTTTATATTCCTCCACGTAATCCCTCAATTCTTGTTCGGAAAACTTTTTAATCTCTTTCATACTCTCTCCTTAAAAGCCAAAGGCCGAATAACTACTACTAGTCACTCAGCCTTATGTGCCCCCTTAGAACTAATGCAACCCGAAGGGGTGAAAAGGACATTAGTTCTTATTGTAATAGTAGCATACTTTTGAGGTCGTGTCAACATATAATTTAATTAAATGCTTCATCCCAGGTACCAGTTAGTGTACCTTTTGCGTACTCTGTCGCACGATTCTCAAAGAAATTGGTATGTTCTACACCGCCTACAATCCAATCGACCCATTCAAGTGGATTATCTTTCACCCCATAATTAGGCTTCAAACCTAACTGAAGCAGTCTACGGTCAGCGATATGCCGTATGTATTGCTTAACTTCTCCAGGATTTAATCCCTCAACTGGTCCCATCCCGAACGCCAAGTCAATAAACTTGTCTTCTAATCCTACCATATCCCTACATATCTGGTAGAGAGTGGCTTTAAAATCATCATTCCAAACGTGAGGCATTTCATCCAACACCGCATGTAATAACTTAATCATACTTTCCACGTGATGTGACTCATCGCGAATAGACCATGCGACAATCTGCCCCATGCCTTTCATCTTTCCGAAGCGAGTAAAGTTCAATAGCATGACAAAGCTAGCAAACAATTGAAGTCCTTCACCAAATGCAGAGAACACCGCCATATCCCTGATGATCTTCTCCTCTTCCGTGCCCCCTTTGTTTTTCCATAAGTATTCATGCTTGTCATTCATGGCTCCAATTTCTTGGAAGGCTTTATAATCTCCGTCATCCATACCTACTGTGTCATTCAGTAAAGAATAACTATGAGCATGGTTAGCTTCACTTGTTGCTATGGCTGACAGCATCATTCGTATTTCCAATGGTTTAAACAAAGGTATATAAACATCCATATAAGCTTGTGCTACATCTACATCTCCTTGCGTGAAGAAGGTTAAAATTTGTTTAACCAGATTTTTTTCTGATTCATTCATCTTGTTGTTCCAATCATTTACATCTTCATGCAATGGTACTTCACTTGGCAGCCAATGCATTTTTTGTTGCATATCATAAGCTTCAAATGCCCATTCATATTTAAATGGTTTATAATAATTTCTTTCACTAAATACACTCATTATTTTTCTCCGTTTCTAGTATTGAGTTACCTATTATAAAAGGTATAGCGGGCACTAAACTATTACCTAATCCTTTAAGTCTGTCCATCCTTTTGGATACCCCATTAGCCACTCGACCCACGTTGGGTTCAAGCTTCCACCAGCGCTCCCAGCCAAACGACCTTTCTTCCTGGCTTTCTCGTAGTTTGTATTCGGACCCGAGTCCTTGTAATCCCGAGCCGTTGGTGTTGGAAATGCCATTCCCGGATGACGAACTTGATCGTTCAAACTGATCGGCATTTTCTTTTCCAGTTTCATTTTCATTCTCTGTTCTGAAGAGGGACCCCTGTCGCAGTGTGCGTCTGGAGTTCTCCATATTCTTACTTTGTCTGCTAGATTGAGGCTGTGACTGTCTTTCCTGTCTTTCGTTAGTCTTCTCCCCGTTTCTGTTAATTTCATATGGGGATGTTCTATTTCCTGTGTTGTTGGAGTTGGCCACAATCCAGACTCGTTCTCTTTGGTGGTTTGCACCGACGCTCGAAGCTGAAATACTAAACGTCCTCGTGGAGTAACCTTCACTCTCCAAGTCCTCAAGTACGGTGTCAAGACCGAGTTTAATATGCCCACTAACGTTTTCTCCAATGACCCAAGTCGGCCTGCATTCCTTGACAAGTCTAAACATTTCTGGCCAGAGATGTCTTTTATCTTTTTCACCTCGTTGGCTACCTGCGACGGAGAACGGTTGACAAGGATAGCCTCCCGTGATAATGTCGATGGGAATAATTCCATCTGTTTCCAATTGTTCATTTGTTAACTCCTTTATATCTTTATATTGTTTAACATGTGGCCAGTGTTTCTTTAAAACTTTGCGAGGAAATTTTTCTATCTCACAAAATGCCACTGTTTCAAATCCACCCGTAGCTTCCATTCCAAAACTGAAGCCACCTATTCCACTAAACAAATCCAAGTGTCTAAGCATTAGGCTTGACACATAACACAGTCTTCTTCATCTTTGCTGTCCTCCCTAACTTTTCGTTCTACCTTGACGGAAATATTTTCCGCTCTCTTGATTGCTTCGCTTCTGCAATAGTATAAAGTCTTTAATCCTTTATCCCACGCGCGTCTATGTATATTACTTAATCGTCTGACGTTAACGTCTGGCGGAAAAAATAAGTTAAGACTCTGTGACTGACAGATGTACTTTTGCCTTTCAGCTGCAAGATCCACCAACCAGACTTGATCAATTTCAATTGCTGTACGAAACAAATTCTTTTCAATTGCAGATAAAGAATCCATATGATAAACCGATCCCTTATTAGCAATAATCTTTTTCCAAACATCTTTAGTATTCAACCCCTTCTTCTCTAATAATTTTTCTAAATATTTATTCTTAACCAAGAATGAACCACTCATAGTTTTTTGCGTAAAGGCATTAGCCCTTAATGGTTCAATGCTAGGGGAAACTTCCCCACATATTATTGAACTACTTGCATTCGGAGCTATGGCTAACATATGAGCAAATCTTTTTCCCGTTCCTTTTAAATCGCTAGGCTCTCCCCTTATCTTACCTAAGGAAAGATTTGATTCCAATGCCTTGTCATACATATGTTTAAACATATTTTTATTAATTCCAAAAGACATAGGACTATTCAATGCAATACCTATACGTTGTAAATAAGAATGAAATCCCATTGCTCCCAATCCTACAGAACGTTCTGCCTTAGCTGATGCTACTGCTCTCCATAAATGAGAGGGGGCATTTCTTATGAAGTGAGTAAGAACATTATCCAGCATACGCATTAGGTCATCAATGAATTGCGGGTCATCTTTCCATTCATCATAGTATTCTAAGTTAACACTTGATAAACAACACACGGCTGTTCGTTCTTCATTTGTAGGTAAAGTTATTTCACTACAAAGATTGGAATGATTAACCTTTAATCCAAGTTTCTTTAATTCTTTTGGCAAGTGTTTATTAACTGTATCAATAAACATTATATATGGTTCTCCCGTATTAACTCGTGTCTCTAATAATTTAATCCATAGTTGTCTTGCTTTTATTTCCCGTATAACTTTTTTATTATGAGGGTCAATAAGTTTCCACATCTCATCTTTCTCCAATGACTTCATAAATTTATCAGATATGTTAACTGCGTGATGAAGATTTAAATTTTTTCTGTTAATGTCACCCCCGCTAGGCTTTCTCATTTCTATGAACTCTATAATTTCTGGATGGGATATGTCCATATAACTTGCATACGAACCTCGTCTTGTTGAGCCTTGATTAAAAGCCACCATCTGTGAATCCACTACATGCATAAATGGAATGACACCTGTAGTTTTATTTCCCTTGCTTGTTGATTGATCTTGCGAACGAATGTCCCCCCAGTATCCTCCTATTCCACCACCTGAACTTGATAGCCAAATATTTTCTAAATAATGTTCACCCAATCCTTGTCGTGAATCTGGCACATAATTTAAAAAGCATGAGATGGGCAACCCTCTGTCTGTTCCACCATTGGATAGGATGGGAGTAGAAAACATAAACCATAATTTTGATGCGTAATCATATAGTCTTTTTGCATGAGCATCTGAATCTGCAAACGCAACAGCAGCTCTTGCCAATGATTCCTGGGGACTCTTTTCTTTTGGCACCATATATCTGTCTTGAAGGACAGCCTTTCCAAAATTTGTTATTAAGTTGTCGCGTGAATTATCTATGGTTGGTTGTTGTATCATCTTACTCCTATGTGAAAGTTTTAGTATAGCACACTATCGATCCGTTGTCCAGATTAATCATGTCAATGCCCTCAGAAATAATGTCGCATACTCAAATTGTTTTTCCTGTGAGAACATATCATCTACATTATCAAGCATTTGTAACTTCAGATCCTTGTTTAAATTCTTTACCACTTGAACTAATCTTATATCAACCTGTGGATAAAGTCGTTCCATTATGGGACGATATAAATAATTCAGTTGAACCCAAGCTTTCTTTGTAGCCTTTAGCTTACATTCTATAACCAGGATGTATTTGCGGTTGCGATTGGGAAGGATTATAATATCTGGTTGACACCAACCAAGACCTCTCCTATCCTCAAACGCATACCACTGTCCGTGTATGACATCCTTGCCATATATAGCCTGCAAATAATTGGCTATCCTATTCTCATAGATGAGCCCAGCCCTTTGTATCCCCCTAATCTTCGGCGAGGTTAGAAAATTAGGTTGACGATCAAGGGCTTTAGCCCATCTGAGACCTCGAATTATATTGCGCTTTTTCTGCATAAAGAAACCAATTCATCTGTGACACGGATGTAACCCGCATCTTGCATCGCTTGAAGGTATTGAGACATCTCACTTGGAGCGGTAGTCTTGTTCAATAGTTGCCGTTTAAACGCCCGTAGAGGCACGTGAGTGCGGTTATTATTAAAGACGGTACTCTCCAACCATTCCTTCATATCATGTGTAATTTTTCCTGTCTTACTCCTGCCAAATCCCTCTAAAGCTTTAGGCATTTTCTCTTCCATATCAAACATAATCTTTTTCGTTCTCTCCCAATCCCCTAAAGTTATAACTCTGTTGCCAATCCTCGAAGCATTAATAGACATCGCTACCTTTAGAAAATGAGAAACCCTACGTTGATTATACTCAACCATATTAGTATCCTTAGGTTCAGGTGGAATAAACAATCTTATATCTTTCTCAACTATCTCTTTAGCCTCTTCATCAAATACAAATCTACCATGAATGCTAGCTATTAAACTTAAGTCATATCTTAAATCTTCCAACGTATCTTCACTTACCGTTTCTTGTAATAAACTTTGAGGTATCCTTTCCCCTTGATGATAAATGGGTAAGAACCTAGACAACAACCCTTGTGATGCCGCATCCTCTGGTAAATGATCTATAAATTGCTGAGGTGTGGCACAAGCTAGCCAATTTAAACAAGGACCTTTAATAAATTGTGAAGCTCCCGTTTTAATTTGATGACTGTAAGATTCCTTACTGTCCCACATATCAGTCATAAACATTTGCAAGTATTGATAATGCCTACTCATAAAGGTACCAAATTCTGAAGTTGTCATAGTCAAAGATGAATCATAAAACAAGCCATCCCTTACAGTACCTATTCTATCATCCCATCGAGTAGTCTTATGCATTTCAACTGCTAATTTTTCGGGTGTAATTTTATCTTGAATAAGATACAAGGGATATTTCTTCAACCCATACTGCGTCAACCCACTATTAAATTCATCATCATCTTCCTTTGTTCCTACAGGTGTAGTTAATTTAGAAAACACTTTAGAAAATGGCAAGATTAAGGATACTGATTTATTTGTTCCTGGGGGTCCAATCAATATGATAAATAAATTAGGACGCACATCATAATTCGGCATTGAGAACCAACACTTGCGACCTAATGCCCCAGCTACTGCAGAAATTGCTGACCACGTAGCAAACTTGGAAGGAATGGGCGACCCTTCAACTGGTTTCGCACACGCGTTTATAAAATCTCTATTTCTTCTCATTCCATTTCCTCAAATTTTTCCATGAATCTCCCACCTCTGCGTCAGAAGGTATAATCATTTTCCTTCCTTTAACTTCAATGGGATTGTTTAAACAATCTAATACTTTAGGAATTAACATATCAACTTTATCAATAGGGCATTGACCTAACACTGCGTCATGAACTTGTCCCAATATCTCCACTCCCTCTTTAAATAATTCATTCCATATCCTATACAATCCAAGATTCAATATGTCTCCAACTAAAGATTGAGGAAGATAAGCTATGGCTTTTCTTGCATAGTGTTCGTCATCCAACCTACCCCAAAATTGCCTGCGTCTACCAAAGGGTGTTATTAAATTCCCCGTCGTTTGTAATTCTTTTACAACTTCATCATGCCATGACCTTATCCCAGGAAATGCCCCCTTAACTTTAACAAGCTGCTGCGCACCGCTGCCAATGACTTCTCCCATTTCTATAAGTTCATCAAAGCCTCCACGTTTGTCTTGCTTATGCCATCTGTTTAAATTATTTAACGGTTCAACTCCACCATAATACAGCAATTGAAATCGCTTGGCTTGTGAACCTTTGATCTTAATGTTTCTTGAAACCGTTGTGTGAGACGCGCCATAGTTAGTGCCATGACCTGCTCTCTTGCATACATCACGGTATGTATAGTTGCCGAAGTAAGGTTGCTCCGCCAGTTCCCTGTTCTGTTCCTGGTCTTCTGACCAACCCAAGTTAGGCCACACCATTCTTGCTACTTCCGTATGCAGATCAGAACTTTCTACTGCATTAATATATCCTTCGTCTCCAGACAGATAAGCTGTCGCTCTGGATTCCGCCGCCTGTAAGTCAGCATAAAACATAATGCGTCCACGATCGGGAATAAAAACAGCCCGCAAATCTTTTGTAATGTTTTGAAGATTAGTTCCCGTACCCCAGGGAGATTCCTTTGAAGACCAGCGACCCGTCTGCGTCCCAGCCACTTGATAGGTACAGCGAATGCGACCATCCCCATCTCTCTTTGAAGCCAGCACCGTCAACATTTTATCAATGTCTCTTAATGCTATAATGGTTTTACAGAATGGACGAGCACGAGGATACTCTTCAATCAAATGCTCAAGAGCACTGTGATCTGTAGAAATTCTTTGCTTACCCTTTTCATACTTAACTTCCTTCGGAAGATTTAAATATGTATAAAGTATTTCTTTTAATTGATAATGGCTGTTATGATTTAAATTCTTATCCCATACTGCGTTCGCGAATAAGTTAAGCATGCGTTCAAGCTTAAGCTTTTTCTTTTTCAAGGGGGCACGTATCATTGTAACCGCCCTTTCATCTACTCGAAGACCGCGCAATACCATAGAGATGGCAGGCCCCAAGCAACTGCGTTCAAATTCGTAAGTGTTTTTAGTATGGTTGTCTAGTTGGGGGGATAGTTTATTCCAAACTTCTGATGTTATTTCACAATCAAGACCGCAATACACCCATAACGATTGTTCCTTATTGAGTTCCTCGTTCTTTATATTCGTGTTTCGGATTATCCTCGCCATTTAGTTTCTCCTGTATCTCCCCAGCAATAGCCATGTACGCTGCGCCATCAGCATAGGTATCCCTGGTTCTCTTACCTAATTTAGTTCTTGCTATTTTTAATAAGCACATCATCACAGCGACCTCATGCCCCGTGAGTGGGTGGTCAAGATAGGCTGACCATAGTTTAGCAATGTTGTCATGGTTAATAACTTTGTCTCCATATTCTATAGCTCTATTACCTTCAACTAAAGTCATTGCGTCTCTTAGAAAGTCTAAGGTTTTTTTTGTTTCTATCATACTCTCCCTCTCTGTATCTAATAAATTCTTTTCGTGCTCGACTTGGATCTACTTCCGCTAGTGAACACACCAATTCAAACTCCTCTTTCTTATCTTTTAACCATCGTTCTACGTCTTCTTTATTTCGCAAACCGTCTTCAGACTTACCCTTGTAGGCAAAGTCCTGGGCGGCTTGATCTAAAACTGCTCGCCATAGAGAGATTAAATTCTCTACGTCCTTTACATTTTCGGGCAACGGTTTGACCGAAAACAATTGTGATTGTTTCATTACATCTATGCATCTGCTTTAGT